AGTTATGATATTTTTTCACGTTTATTAAAAGAAAGAATTATCTTTATAACAGGTCCAATTAATGACTCAGTGGCAAGTTTGGTTTGTGCCCAGTTATTATTTTTAGAATCTGAATCTAAAGATAAAGATATCTACATGTATATCAATTCGCCAGGAGGATCTGTAACAGCAGGCTTGGCAATGTATGATACTATGCAATATGTTAAGCCAGATATTTCAACAGTAAGTATTGGATTATCAGCAAGTGCAGGATCATTATTGTTAATGGCAGGAACTGCCGGCAAACGTATTTCGTTACCTAATTCAAAAATAATGATACATCAACCTTCGGCAGGCTTTCAAGGTCAAGCAACTGATATTGAAATTCATGCAAAAGATATTTTAGATACAAAGAAAAGATTAAATGATTTGTATGTAAAACACTGTGGCAAAGATTTAAAAACAGTTGAAGATGCAATGGAACGTGATAACTACATGAATCCGGATCAAGCATTAGAGTTTGGCCTAATTGATAAAATTGTTGAAAGTAGGTAGTGTACAGATTAGTTGGGTATCATGACCACGATCGACATGAAAAGTTTTCTCAAGATAAATCAGTAGCAAGAACACACATTCCTAATCATGCAGATAATATTGTTGCAGTGACTGATGAACAATTTGTTGTTCTTAAATTAAAGTATCCAGACATTGAAACATTAGGTTTTTATTCATTTCCTCTTGATTATTTTGATTAAAACAAGTATAATAAACTTATGGCGTTAGATATATTTCATTTAAGTTATAAAGAACCCTATGCTGATCAGACATGGGAAGAACTTATAAGCAAGTTTCCTTATGCTCGTAGAGTACAAGGTGTAAAAGGAATTTTTGAAGCACACAAACGTTGTGCAGAATTGGCATACACTAAAAGTTTTTATGTAGTTGATGCTGATGCAAAACTAGAAAGCAATTTTGATTTTTCATTTAAACCAAGTAAATGGGACGAACATTGTGTTCATGTATGGAGATGTAGAAATCCTATTAATGATTTAGTTTATGGTTATGGTGGTGTTAAACTTTTTCCTACTCAAGCATTGCGTGATGCAAATGATTGGCGTATTGATTTTACAACATCAGTTGCAAACAAAGAAGGACAAAAAGGTGCATTTAAGGCAATGCCGACAATTAGTAATGTTACAGCATTTAACACTGACCCTTTTAACACTTTTAAATCAGCATTCAGAGAATGTACTAAACTTGCAAGTAAAGTAATTGATAAACAAAAAAATCATGAAACGGAACAAAGATTAGATATATGGTGTTCAGTTGGTGGCGACAGAGGGTTTGGCGAATTTGCAATTGCTGGTGCCATTGCTGGTAGAGAATACGGTGAAGCAAATAAAAATAACATGGAGGCATTGAGTAAAATAAATGACTTTGGCTGGCTTGAGCAACAGTTCAACAAAATCCAAATCTCATCTAGAAACATACGAGCTACTGGATAGATTTGAATTATTATATGAAAATGTTGATGAATTAAAAGACCTAAGAAGATCAATTTTAGATCAGGATCTTTCTAGTATTTTCCGTCTGGTTTGAACAGTAACAAGATCAAGATTGCTTTATGATGAATTACGTAAAGCAGTTATTGAAACAAACTTGCATTCTGTATTTAGAGTATTAGAAACTTTAGATAAAAAAGACTTTGAAGAATTAAGAAAAGCAGTTTTAGAAAAAAATATACATTCTTTATTTAGAGTAATGATAAGTTTAAGTGATAATAATGAAAAAATGCAGTTACTTAGAAACGTTATTATTAATGAAGGAAAAGATACAGAAGTATTATTTAAAGCAATATCAATTTTTATAAAAAGTGATTTAGCAGAATCTTTACAAAAAACATTAAGAACATATCCTGAAAGTACTATTAAAGATGCATTTGCCAGAGGGCAATTACATAGTAAAAGATGGTTAGTATCTGAAGTTGAAAAAATTGGTATGCATTTAGGAACAGTATTTTTATGTGCTGGTTGGTATGGTACATTGGCATCGATGATTTTTGAATCTAAAAAAATACACGTTGATAAAATAAGAAGTTTTGATGTTGATGAAACTTGTTGGACGATTGCTGAATCAATTAATAAACCATGGGTAATGAATGAATGGAAATTTAAAGCAACAACACAAGACATACACACAATTAATTTTGAAGGTCACTTATACAATAGTTTAAGATCAAATGGTACACCAAGAGAATTATATGATGTTCCAAACACTATAATAAACACTTCTTGTGAACATATTGAAAATTGGGATAAATGGTGGAATAGTATTCCTGATGGCAAATTATGTATATTGCAGTCAAATAACTACAAAGAACTATCAGAACACATTAACTGCGTAGATAATGTTGACCATTTCAAATCAATTGCTCCTATGAAAAACTACTTGTATGAAGGCGATCTAAATCTTGGTAAGTATATAAGATATATGATTATTGGAATAAAATGAGATGTATAGATACCAAGACATACGCACAGTACACCTAGAAATTACGGCTAAATGTCAAGCGGCATGTTTGCAGTGTGATCGTAATATAAATGGTGGTGAACTTAATCCTAACATAAAGTTAGATGAGCTTTCTCTTGATGATTGCAAAAAAATTTTCACACCAGATCTTGTACAACAATTAGATAGTTTGTTTATGTGTGGAAATCTTGGGGATCCTGTAGTTGCGAAAGATTCATTAGAAGTAATGGATTATTTACGTAGTCAAAATCCAAACATATGGTTAAGTATGAACACAAATGCAGGTGCTAAGAAACCTGAATGGTGGAGTGAACTTGCCAAAGTCATAGGACAAAAAGGTCATGTAATTTTTAGTTTAGATGGATTAAAAGATACAAATCATTTGTATAGACAAAATGTTAATTGGGATATATGTATGGATTCAGCACAGTCGTTTATAGATGCTGGAGGAAGAGCGAGATGGGATTATTTAATATTTGGACACAACCAACATCAAGTAGAACAAGCAGAAGAATTATCAAGACGTATGGGATTTGAAAAATTCATTAGTAAAAAAACTGGTAGATTTTTTAGCAATGTAAAAGCAAAAGGCAAAGATGAACATCAAGGTGTAAATCGTAAAGGTAAGGAAACACAAAAGTTGACAAAGCCAGATGACAAGTATGTAAATAAAGCTCTTAAAAAATTAGATCCACTTGTAGAAAAATATGGATCCATGGACGAGTATTATAATCAAGCACACATCAATTGTAAAGTATTAAAAGATATGAACGTATATGTAAGTGCCACAGGGCATTTGATGCCATGCTGTTGGGTAGCAGGACAAATGTATAAGTGGTGGGAAAAACCAGGACAAAATCAAATTTGGAGATTTATAGAAGAAGTAGGCGGATTAGATAAGTTGTCAGTTTTACAGCATGGATTTAAAAAAGTACTAGAAGGTGAATTTTTTAATAACATAAAATCAAGTTGGAAAAAGAAATCTTGTAGTGGCGGTGACGGAAAGTTAAAAGTTTGTTCAGTGAAATGTGGAACAGAGTTTGATCCGTTTGGTGCACAGTTTGAAGATAATTTCGTTACTACTCAGGAGGTAAATACATAAAATGACCGACAAATTACCATCAAAAACATTTTGTGCTTTACCTTGGATGCATCTTTCAACAAGACCAGACGGCAACATGCGAGTGTGTTGTACGGCTAATGCATCGTCGGTTGGTGCAACTAATGATAAAAAACATGGTGGACAAGTTGGAGTATTAAAAACTGAAAGTGGCAAACCTGCAAACTTAAATAATTCAAATCTAATGGAAGCATGGAACAACGACTATATGAAAAATGTCCGTAAGCAGATGCTTAACGGAGAAATGCCTGCATCATGTTTAAAATGTTATAAAGAAGAAGCGGCAGGACATTTGAGTAAACGTCAATGGGAAACTGACAAGTGGACCAGCATTTATTCTATTGATGAAATAGTCGGCGAAACAAAAGAAGATGGATCTATTCCACCCAAAATTAGATACTTAGATTTGCGTATGGGATCTAAATGTAATTTAAAATGTATAATGTGTTCACCACACGATTCATCATTATGGATTAAAGATTGGATAGATGTTTATCCTACTATTGAAAACAAAGATTTAAAACAAACAATGGGATGGGATAACAAAGGTAAGCAACACGGAGCAACATATAATTGGCATAAAGACAATCCAAAGTTTTGGGATCAGTTGTATGAACAAATACCTCACATGTATCAATTATATTTTGCAGGTGGTGAATCAACTATCATTGAAGAACACTATACACTATTAGAAGAAGTTATTAAACGTGGATATGCTAAACAAATCGAACTTAGATATAATTCAAATGGTTTAGAGATGCCACCGAGACTATTTGAATTGTGGAGTCATTTTAAGAAAGTAATATTCCATTACTCAGTAGATTCAGTTTATGAAATGAATGATTATATACGTTATCCATCGAAATGGGATCACACAGTCAAGCAGTTTCACTTATTGGATAACACAGGACCAAATGTTGAAGTTACTGTGGCGTGTGCCGTACAGGCATTAAATATATATTATGTGCCAGACTTTATCAAATGGAAACTGAAACAAAATTTTAAAAAGATTAATATATGGCCATTTGGTGCAGGAATGATCAATTATCATTTTGTGTATTGGCCAGGACATCTAAATGTAAAAATATTCCCACAATGGTTTAAAGATAAAGTAAAACAAAAATATGAAGAATTTTATCCTTGGTTAGAAGAGAAGTGGGAAATGTCCGGAGCAACGTCCAAGAAAAAATTGATGAATGCAAATTAT